CTACGGAATCAAAACGGCATACCGTCACCCCCGTCTCTACAGTACCTTTTTATTCTGTGAGATATAGCTTGACTATCTGGTCATTCCTAGCCGCTTCAGTTGGAACTTCAAAGCGTCCTCATAAATCTTTTGAGCGAACGGTTCAGTCCTCTTGACTGCCGGCTGCATCCATGGCGACTTTGGTACACGAACACTTGTCTCAGAGAGATCCCAAATCATTTTGAGTTTTGCATTACCTGGCCATCCTCTCTTAACACTACGACCACCTACAACTTTATAGATACCTCTCTTCTTACCCTTCCCAAAATTCAGGAAGATATGTCTCCTCCCAGTTCGTACCGCTTGACCGACTTTAATAATTAAATTCTGTTTCGATGTTCTTCTATTGAGCAGTTTAATATTCTTAAGCTTGTTACCTCTTGTAGGTAACTTAGTTCTAGGTCGTGCCTCTTCTCCCTCACCAGAGGAATATGATGTAGCTATCGGTACTCCGTGCTTGCCCTTCTTACGCTTAGTGCCACCAAACTCCTGTAGCTCCATGTATGGGGCTATTGAACCCACAACAGACATCTGACGCTTTAGATTAAGCGTCTTGGTTGGCTCAAAGAGAACACTCTTCTCTGTGTATTTATTACGGCTAATCATATCACGCTTGATTATACCTCTGGCGAAACCCATCGCCTTGAACGCTATGCCGTTGAGTGTTGCCTTAGTAGCGAAAGGAAATGCTTTGAACTTAACATCTTTTAATGTCTGCTCTAATTGCTTTATATTTCTATCATCAATTTTTATCATGTGTATAAGATAAGCTAAATAAAGCTAAAAGTCAAGTGGACCGAAGGCACATTCGTTCGGGCAGGCACAAACCGTTTAAGATACGTATGCTACGGGTGTTTATAGGGAATAACTCTATCTTATTACTATTACTTACTATATATATAATTATATATAAACATACATCATATTATATTGCTATGCTGAGTATATATCTACTGTACACATATATTGAACGTATAATATGAACGTACATTAGAGTTGTACAGTAGATATTTTCAGTGTCTAGAATAGGGATTAGACACCCTCTAGGGAGCACCTTTTCCTTCCATACTATCAAATAGCTTATATTTAGCGGGTTTTCTGCACTGTGACCGTATTTTCAAGCAGCTACAAAAGCATATTCTCAGTATGCATTATGTTTATTTTAAAGGTTTAAAGATTATAAGTTAGCAAATACACGTATGTATAAAGATGTTTCACCATTCTGTGGTTTTCTACACCGTAGCGGCTTCGGTAGAACTGTAGCCGCCACTGAACCGCTACAACCCGCTACGGATAAAAAGATAATTAAAATAAAACTTGACATTGGGTGGTGTATGTATTACATTTATTTTAAACACAAACTAACGAAGGGGGTTGATATGGATTTGAGAAAACTAATGAAAGAGGCTGGTATCGGGCCGACCAGATTGGCTGAATTAACTGGACTATCAGTACCAACAGTGTACACAGTATTAAAAGATGAAAACGCAGTAGAATTAAGAACCATAAAGGTAATCGCTTTGTTCTTTGGTTATTCTTTTAGATTAGAAGGGCATGCGTTGAGTAGAACCGTTTACTCAATAGTTAAAGAGTCTGGAATGTCTAACAAAACGATAAAGGATGCTCTATCTTTAAAGGACGGTACTAAAATGTCCACAATAAAAGCTTTAATCGAAAGGGTCGCTGGGTTAGGTATAAAAATAATTAAAACTGGGGGTACTGATGTTAAGTAGGATAGTGACTGATGTGTCAAAAGTATCTGAACTTATAGGGCTTTCAAAAGAGGATATCGTAGGCATCGTAAATCAAAAGAATTATCGGGCGACAATCTTTATCGTAGAAAGAATTTTATTGATTTACGGGAAAAGATTGAGGATCGTTAATGAGTACGATGTGGTTCCTACGGATTCAGATACATTAGTAGGGAATACCCTTATATTTTCGGATTTGAGAAAAATTGTACAAGATAAGGGTTGGACACTTGAAATAGTAGATTGTATAGCGTTTGCCGAAGAGCGTGTCGGAGTTTCTAAGTGTTTTCCTTCCATACAAAAAGGGCTTAGAAAGTATAAACGGGCATTCAAGGCTTCTATTTTTGAAATATCTGAGGAGATAGGTCTTCCCGAGGTAACTGTTACTAAGATACTTAATGAGGACTTATCCTATATAAGTGTTGGACTTGTAGATAGAGTAGCTGATTTTTTTGGATATTATCTAAAATTAAATACTCTACAAGATTACTTACTTCCTAGGAGTATAGGGATGAAATCTTCAACTCTAGATAATGCTTTTAAATTATATGACGGAACTAAAATGAAAACATTGCATACTCTCGCTAAACATGGGATAGTTGAATTAAAACTAATGGGACTGGACTAATGCTAAAAAACCTAATAACTAATGTAACGGAAGTTTCAAAAGCTACTGGATTATCAAGAGTTACTATCTACTCCGCAATAAAAGACGACCCAACTGTCACACTAAAAACCATACATAAGATACTATTGCACTTTGGAAAAAGGCTCGTTGCTAGAGATGAATATGATTTAACGCCAATAGTTGCTGATGTAATGCCAGACATGGAGAACGAAAAACTTAGGAAAGCCATTGACCTGGAAGGTAATCTGAAATTTTCAGAATTAAAAAAGATCGCAGACTTCCAAAAATGGGAGCTGATACTAGAAAACTGTGAGAGACCGCAGAAAGTGTATAAAAAGTAAAGGAGATCACACCGTGACCAAAGCAACCATCAACACTAAACTAATCAACAACCAACGCATCGAATGCTTAAAGCGTAATTTCAATGTGGTTACTATCGGCAACCATCAACTCGAGGTAACAGATACCGGTGAAGACCTAAAGGAACTAATAAACCGTTGGAAACTTCCAGCTGCTGCAGTAGTGTGGGAGGAGTAGATGAACACTTGGAAAAAACATTGTGATAGAGAAGCATGTGGTAACTGTGAGATGCTTAAATTCTGTAGACTGTATTTCGATTGCAATTATAGTCCGATATTGAAAAATTCAGTTGCTAACAAATACCTACAAACAGAACGGGCCGTAATTTTGGCAAACACTAAAAAACTTATAAAGCAATCAAGGAGATTGACACGATGAATATAAAAGAGATGATGATAGGAGTGATTATGTCAGTAGTAGGTTTCTCGGTGATAATGATACTACCTTTTTCATTTTGGTTTAAGGGTGATACTAAGCCACCAACACCACGAACAACACAAGTAATAATGGTAACCGACAGCGTAACCACATCAAAGATTGATTCAACTTATGCACTACTGAAACGGATGGATAAATTTATCAGGGAGTAATCGCATGACACTAACACAAGCAATCGAAAAATCAAAAATCAGTAAGTCTGCCATAGCAAAATACGCAGGGATAAGTAGAACCAGATTAGAAGCTATAATATTCAAACCGTACCGCTCGAAACTTGAAGAGTTGTGGAAAATAGCGGATGGTATCGGAATAGATTTTATTGTGGCCCAGGCTGGATTTGATTTTCACATTAAACGGAGGAGGTAAAGATGAACGATATATTACTAAAAGCGATAGGTGAACACCTAGGGTACGATGTAGGAGAAATTAGTTCGATAGGAAAGGAGGTAGAAGGGGCGAATGCTTTCACCACTCATGTAACTATTGATAAATTTGAATACTTAATTCACCCATTAACAGACGGGAATTTACTTATAAAGAAAAGAGAAGTATCACCTTGGATATCTATAGGAATTGTTGGGGCTAAATAGCCCCAAACATTTATCTTTGAATCCCGCCTAAACTCCATTTCCCTCTCAATCTAACCATCTTAGCAAAATCATCCGGCGTGAACTCATTGGATGGTTTGTTTTCTGTTAGAATATTCATTTCCTGGTAAGCTTCAGCAATTAACTCAGAGCAGAAAACAGTTGATAAGTCCTCTTTATTCTCTCCGCCCCACCCATCCCAAGCACTTTTGAATAGCTCAACTTTACTAGTCTCATATTTACGACCCTTCATCGCCTTACGGAACGCACCAAGAGCGGATAATGTGGCTTTAGTCCTCCTCCCCTTTAAATGCCTGAAGGCTACATATCCGTCATATTCTTTAATCCGCTTACTTAAAACAGATATTTGTACACCATCCTTATCATCAACTAATGATGTTGACTCCCAACAATAAACAATATCACTAATCGGATCCTTAACTACCATAGCCACATGAGACCATTCCGATCTCGAAAATAGCTTAATTGCCCCACTCACCATACTGTTACCGGAGAACAGAATAATATCCCCGGTTTGCAAGTCATCTCTAATTTTTTCGTAATCCATTTGTTACTCTCCTCCGTTAGGCTGCCAAAGACCTAAATCTTTCATCAGCTTTTTTTTATAATTTTTGTATTCTTTCCGTTTTTTAGCAGTCTCTTCTGTATACTTATAATTTTTAGCTGCTCGCTTCTGGTTATCTTCTTTGGTTTTGTCAGCAATACTCTTGTTACACAAGCGACAGATAAACATTTCAGAAACCCCAAAGGATTTCGCAAGTACTTTATACGGCGTCTTGAAGCTTGCTCTCGACCTTATTATTTCATTGATAGTATTTACTGGAAGATTATGTCTTCTACGATCATACCTCTCCGGAACTCTTATTTTATTTATATTCATAATTTAACTTTCATAACGAATTCATCTTTAATATCTGAAATTCCTAAATGAATAATCCCTTTCTTAGGATAAATAAATACCCTTGTAAATCCCGCCAGCATAGCCCCGTTCATGATAGCGTACAATTCAGTACTACTCTTAAACTCAACATCAAATCCGGTACCATAAACATGGTCACTAGCATCCACCCCGCCAACCTTACAATTATGAGGAAGGCATCTTGTAGCTGAGGTAAGCCGGAAAGGAACTCCGGCAATATGTCTCGCTTTATTAAGTACCCACCATGCGACTGGGTCTCTGACTATAAGCCCGCAGCAAGGGCAAGCTAACTCTTTATCTGTGAAATATGTCTGTGCCATTATTTACTCTCCTGCCAATCTAATTTTTTTAGGGTTAAAACAAAGGTATTCTTGTACACTTTTTCCGTATAAAATTCAAGACTCTTTATATTACTTGCTGCTATTTTAGTAAACGGAAATTGATTTGAGTACTTATCTCCGATGTGTAAATAGGAGATATTTTTCCACCACATAATCCAGCATTTAATATATTTAGTTTTAAATTCAATTGTTCTTGAAAACCCGCTTATTTTATCTATATCTATATACTTTGGATTACAATCACACTCTTCTAATAATTTAAATATTTCTTCAAGGTCTATCATTATTTACCTCCATTAAGTATACTAACGGCTTTAGCATTACTTTCCGTTACTGTTCCTGATTGAGCGTTTACATAAGCATCTATAATCTCAGCTTGTTTTGTTAATGCATTATTAATATGCCCTGTTTTTATAAATAATCGGGGCTTCCCCCCATCTAATGCAATTGAATTATTAACCCTTCCTAATGGTAGGTTAGGATGCCAGTCATAGCCCAATGACTTTAATAAATCCCTGCGTTTATTTCTCGGTAACCTACCACCAACCTTTAAATCAGTACATAGTTTATCAAGAGCCATTGACGAAATCCAACCATTAGAGAAACCGAGGCGGCCCTCTTCAATAGCCTCCATAACCTCCTGCTCTACTGAACCTAAAGATGCTGTAATAGCTTCCTGAGTGCTGGAAGTTTCTGGAGACCTATGGCAACCAATAGCTGGGTTAAGTTCATCAGCTATTTTATAAGTAGATAAATAATCATTGACTATCGCGTAGCCACCATCTCGGAGCCAAGTGTATAAATTTGGAAAATAATCCCCGTCCATCCCGTCACGCTTTAAGTCTTCAGCTTCCTGTTGAGCGGTGTAGAAAACAGCGTATCTTCTGTCATTTAAGGTCTTCTTAATGGCATCTTTGTGGTTACTATTGAGCATGAAATTTGCACAGACATAAGCCGTTACTTGGTCAATACCCTTAGAAGTCAAAGGCAAATAATCATTTGTTATCAACGGCTTTAGGGACTCAATAACTTCATTTTTATTGCTGGATAAATAAACATCTTCAACCCCAATAAATAATTTATCTTGAATCCACGCATTGAAATTATTATCCATATCTGACGCTTTAGGTAGGTGTGTGTATTTCCTCCCAACCGCTTCTGAAACACAAGTAGTAAAGAGAGTTTTTCCGTTTCCTTCAACCCCTTGAATCAAAGGGGCCCATTGGAACTTCACACCTTTATGTTGGATACAGGCCGCCATATAAGATAATAATATTTCTGCATCTCTTTTAATAGGGAGTAATTTCTTAACATGATTTAGGAATGGTGCGGCGTCTCCAGCCTTACGAGGGGTCTCTATAGGAATGTAAGAATTAACTAAATTTCTTCCCTCATACTTAACGAATTCGCCCGGTTTTAAATCTGGTTTGAATATAGTCCCCGCAGCTTGTGGGTAGCGTACCATCTGTGATTGAGTGAAAGCCTCCCAGGCGTCACGAGTATCTTTTTTACCATCAGAATCCAAGGGGAAAGTATATCCACCATAAGCAACTTTAAATTGTTCTGGCTTTAGAAAATCACCATCAGTTGTTAATATCTTATGTCTATCTCTCACGTACACGCAACCTTTAAAATGGTTCAATTGTTGGTCGGCACCTAAATACTGGAAACCTGAAATAATCTGTGTTCCGTTCCCCTCTGTTCTCTCAGTAACTCCGGAAGTATAAACCACCGTTTGCATGTTAACTGCTCTAGTAATTGTACGAGTGAGATAATCTTCTCGTTCCCATTTGTCTCTGACTAAAGCCGATTGCTTCATAAGTTCCAAGATGCGTTCGTGGTTATTACCCGTCCAAAATGCTAAGTGTTGAGCCAGAGCAGCATCCGCCGAACTACCATCATAGGAGCGTTCGCCGCTAGGGTCTGGGTAGCAAGTAGCCAGTGTGTCTTCATTAGCCGCCCATAAATCACTGAACGAAGCTTTAGCACCAAATACCCCAGCAGCTGACGAGGTTTTAAGAGCTTTGGAAATCAGAACACGGTCATCAGTCGAGCCGTTCCAATCCGGATGCGGCTCATTCGACCAATCTATACCATTGTCGACTTTAGATTTGAAATGGGTATCAATAATATTATTAATGGCCAGCGTATGGTCCGTATTAGAATCACCAATAACATTTTTCTCAGTCAAAGCCACAAACCTGCTGTCTGTGTAAAGCTCAATCCCTTCGGCAATGTTCTTACAAGCGTGGTCTTTAGCCGATGCTTTCCCTATAATATGAATACCTGTGTTAGACTGGCTAAGCTCTGTGAAGGCCCCCGGCAACTGACCCATTAAATTATTAGCCAAAGGTGACCAAGTGCTATTCGGAAGTAAACATTTATCAATGTCAAGGAAAAAGAAAGGATCATTCTTAGTAAACACAAAGGCGACTCCATAATTTGGACGGAAAGCTGCCGCCGTCTCATAGTCTACCCATTGCGTCGGGTCGTGTGCATTACATTTACGGAGGGTAAACGGGCTGTATGGTAACTTCAACCCATTCACTACTTTCCATAAAATCCATTGTTTATATTGTTTCATCTATATCCATCCAAGTAATCTCGTCGATATGATAGGTATCCCCCAATTCATCGAAAATATAATTGTTATTATACTTTTCAAACCTATAAATTATGCCTGAGTACTTAAATCTCCAACCTTTAGGCGGTGGATTCTCTGGGCTAAATTCTGGAATACGGAAATTGACATCTGTATAGATAGTATCGTTGAGTAAGACAAAAAATGTACCGTCTGACCTGATACCAAGGCACTCTACGCTAGTTGGTTTCTTTTTTGCTTGGTCTGGAATTTCACCTTTTATTTTTTCAACGGGTATTTTTGTTGGTCTATAGTATTTGATAGTTGGTTTAATTCGGTAATATTCGATATCTGATTTATCAAGGGCCACCCTTTGCACCAAGTCCTCCCAACCCGAGGGGGCTTTATACTGAATAACCGCACCTCCCGCACGTTTCTCCTTCAATTCATCAAGTGTCAAACCGTCAGCAGATAGTTTCTCTTCAACCCCTAAAGGATCGCCGTTGGGATGTGTGAATGTATTTCTTACCTCGGAACTATCATAATAAATTTCACCTATAAACAGCTTAAAATTATCAGAAATCCCTAGTACCAACCAAGCACCCCCCGCAATCGCCAATACTTTCTTACCAACCAGAGCCACCATCTCCTCATTATTATAATTTCTCATCTAAACCCCCAGTATTATTTATAAATTTACCGTAACCACCAAGCCCATTAATCAATTCCAAAAATTTCAACTGAGCCAACTCATGTTTATTTCCTGTAAATTTCCATTGACTATGCTTAACTTCTAATCCTATAAATTGACCTATTGTGCGACCAATCATATCAGATGTGATAACGAGCGGCCTTATGCCTATCAAATCAGGAGACTTAATCCGGTCATTCATAGCCTTAGAATCGTTAGCAAGCCCGAATCTTATAAACCCACCATCAGCATCATATAGAGCACCAACATTATTACGCCAAACCCTCCAACCTTTCTTTGTGGCTTCGAGCCTAATTTTAGCTTGGATTGCCGCTTCCGATTCGCCAACTATTGGTTTCGGGTCAGTATTTAGCAAGCCCATTCGTAGCTTTAAATCCATAATGGCTATCAGAGGAATACCCCAACGTCTAGCCCAGTCATCGATTAACATTCTTCCCACCTTGGAATCCCTAAAGCGGAAGCTATCCGCATTTCTAACATGGCTCCCCTGCTATCTTGTGCATTATCCATTATATAAATATAGTCGCAATCAACAAGAGCTTTAATATCCGCCCGCATGTGGTCATTCCAAGCGTGGTCTGGGTGAGGAGGTAGGACTTCGAAAGGGTTAACGGAGGTGTAACCACATATTTCAAGAGCTTCAGCAGACGCTTTAAATCTGGCTTTAGTATCTTCAAGTGGTAATCCTGTAATCTTACCGCAAATATATATTTTTTTCACTGATAATCTCCTATAAATAAAAAAAAACATTTTAATAAGTCCCCAACCCCCCACGTAGTAGCGGGGAGCCCGAAGTAGGAACTCTTAAAATGTTTAATATTTTTTAATTGCTTCGGACAATTAGGTTGGCTAATATAATACTATTTTTTCGGTTTGTCAAGTAATGCGTTCACCTCATGCTCAGATATTTCATAGTATAGTTTCATTCCTGAATCTCCTCCGGAAACACTATTCCGATTCTATATCCTAAGTCTTTCAATGTGTATTTTTGTAATTTATTAAATAACGCTTCTTTCCCCACTTCTTCAGTATTAATTGGGTCTCTCGTAATACGCCAAGCGTTCCGCTCCCAATTTTTGGAAAAGGCAGGTTTCACTATGTATGCATCGATATCTTCGATGTTGAAGCCCCTTATTAAATAGTCTAATATTTCTTTCTCAACCTCTTTACTATTTAAGGATTTAAGTGTTTCGATAACATCTTTACTTGCATCTTTCATTTTAAATCTCCTCCGGAAACACCATTCCTATTCTATACTCTAGGTCTTTAAGAGGGTATTTCCGTAATCTATTAAATAACTCCTCTTTCATTTCGTCCTCAACTGTAGCCGGTTTCTCCACTATATGCCAAGCGTTAGCTTCCCACTCTCCAGCCTTAGCGGGTTTAATTATTTTTTCTTCTATCATTTCTATATCGAACCCGTTAACTACCCAATCAAGAATCTCCTCCTCTATAGCACTATCTTCTAATTCTTTAAGTATTTCGATAATACCTTCGCCTATTTTACTCATACAATTAAATCCTCCCATATTTTTTCAGTTAATCTAACAGCTTCTTTCGAGCCCAAAGTTTGAGCTGTTAGAACATCCGTTCCGAATTTAAAATAAAATTTCCTATAACTTTGACTGTCTTCATAGCCTGCTTTACGCTGGTATCCAGCCCACCAAGCAATAGCATCTTTAAGCCATTGTTGTTTCTCTTGACGTACTACGTGGCGTTTTACATGAGCCATTTGTCCAATCACAGGAACACGGCGGCGTATTAAATCAAGTCGGTACGCTTCCTTATCCATATTTATCTTGTCAATATCTCCTCGTAGTTGAGCTAGCAGAGCAGCATCCATTTCGAACAAATCCCCATCAACAAATTTTGGAGCGGAACGGCTGGAGGGCTCTGCATAGAACCCACAGAACGGACAATCTTTAAATACTCTCTCGTAAACGGCCGTACACTCCGGACAAGCTTTAACTGGTATGACATCAGGGTCTTGATTGCTTCTCCTCCGCTCTCTTCTATCAAGTGTCCAATTTCTAGCAGCATCAGGCAGTCCATGTCTTATTACGTTACCTACATGGTCGATTATAATAGCCCCTTTTTTACCTTCTAATATTCTCAAAGCTCTTCCGAATTGCTGGACGTAAAGACTAAATGATTGTGTAGGTCTCCCAAAACTAACCACAGTTACCGCTGGTAAATCAAAGCCTTCTCCAAATAAATCCACATTAACAAGTTGTTTAAGCTCGCCCCGTTTGAATTTATTTAATAGCTCAACTCTCAATTTATCAGGAGTTTTTGCAGAAATAACCGCAGCCGGAACACCAGCTTCATTATACTGTTGGGCTGTAATTGTGGCTATCTCAACATCCGGAACGAAAGTTATCCCCAGTTTGCCATTAGCGATACGCTTATAATGCTGAACGATGTCACCGGTAATGTGGCTTTTTTTAACCGCTTTACGGAGCTTATCCTTATTATAGTCCCCCGTGGTTGCACTAATAGCTACTTGAGATAAATCTAAATCTGAAGGGGGTGCAAAGATTCTATAATCTGTTAGAAATTTTAGATTAATTAGCTCTCTCATAGTTGGACCGATGACCATATTATCAAACAATCCATCAGCGTGTCGTCCTAAACCTTTCCCATCTGCTCTTATTGGTGTAGCTGTTACGCCCAAACCTTTAGCATTTGGGAACATTGAAGCCGCAAGCCCCCACTTATTACCCTTTAATACATGATGAGCCTCATCTTGAACCCAAAGTGTAACTTTATTAAACCAAGAGTCTGTACGGCGTATCAAGGTATCTACACCTGCCACAGCTTTGTTGGAATTTGGGTCATAGAAAGAGTGTCCAAGCTCCGTCATATGTAACCCCACAACAAACTTAACAACTTTAACAGGACCTATAATCTTATGATAGATGCCATTTTTCGCAAGGGCTATCGATATTTGCCCCACGAGTTCTTGACGATGTGCAATAGCACAAGCAGCTCCCTTATGGTCGGCTATTATCTTTGAAAAGATAAATGTTTTACCCGCTCCTGTAGGAAGTACACATAAGGTGTTAGAGTGTCCTGTTGCCCAACTTTTATAAATATTGTTTTCAGCTTCTGTTTGGTATTCTCTTGATTGTAATTTCATCTAAAGCACATTCTTTACATATTCATCAGTATTATTTTCTATATAGTCAAAAGTCGCATTGACTACAGTATCAGCATTGGTATAGACAGAACCACCCAGTATCTCGCTACACCACCCGTTCAAAAAGATATACTTGTCAATAAGATGCCTATGTTTATTCGTTATAACCAAAGCGTCATGTCCTCCCTCTAGCAGTTCAATTGCTTTTTTCTTTAAGTTGCTCATCTCTACCCTCCGTTTATTTTCATGCTCCTAATTTACAACCTAAATTTTGGAATGTCAAGTAAAAAATGTAAAATATTCGGCAAAAAAGTCAAAATAACACTTGACAAAACGGTTTTTAGGTTGTAAATTACTCTCGTTAACTTAAAGCAATGGGGCGGAGATGAAGCATGAAGATAGATTGGCAATAATCATTATATTAGTATGGGTATTCAGTTTAATAATACTCGGTTTGATAACTATAGTATTCCAAATATTTAAATAAACAAGGAGAAAAACAGATGTATCTAAAAAACAGAGTAACAGGTAAAGTAGTTAGAGGCAGAAATGAAACGGGGGATTGGAAAGAGTATAAGTTACCGATACTCTCCAGGATTCTTAAATCGGCTTTTATAAGAGACAGAACGATAACCTTAGAAGAACAGTTAGCGAAACCAAAATCTCCGGAATTCAAAATGGGTAGGAGAGACGATAGAATACCAAAAAAAGAATGGCGTAAGTTAAGAAGTTTATTCGGTGAGATAGGAGTTTCAAGAGAAGACACCGAAGCATTAAGAGGTGCTGGGGTGGGATGGGATAGATATGTAAGACTTAGGGATCACAACTCACACGAAGAAATTATGAGGGAGTGTTAAAAATGTTAGAAGAAACCTTAGAAGTCTTTATTAAAAAGAATATACCGAAAGCTAAGATGTATGAGATTTATAATGCTCTCGGTACAAGTGCAAGAACCTTCGATAGCTGGAGATTAGAGCCTTTAGCCAAAAGAAGTGCAGAGCAATTGGACGCTCTCGGTAAGTTAGCCGGAATAAAAATAGAAATCAAAATGGAGAAAAAAGATGCAAACAGTTAAACTAGAAGTACCAATGGATTCGGAAGTATTAAAAGCTACTGCGGAGTACTTCACAACATTATCACAAATTGAGATGTTGATTGACAACGCCCCAAAATCTACTGAAATATTCGGAACACTAGGCCATAAGACTCCAGTAGCTGAGATACTTGACTGCGGGGGCGTTGGTGAAACTAAAGAAACACCGGGATCTGAGATATTTCACAACCCTAATGAGGTTCCAGTGTCTGAGATATTTGATGCTCCAGAAGTGCCTACTGCACCAGAAGCTGCGAAGGTTATAAGTGTGGTTCCTACCGCACCACTACCCTCTGAGACAGACGGAGTTATTGAGTTAGATTCCGAAGGTCTCCCTTGGGACGCAAGGATTCACTCTTCAGGTGCTGGGAAATTAGCGAAAACAGGATGTTGGAAGAGAAAACGAAATATTGACCCAATTACAATCGCTAATGTGGAAGCTGAGCTAAGACAAAAATATGATTCGCCAGCCCCTGCGGCTCCTCTTGTAAATCACCCAGCACTTCCACCAACCCCATCGACTACACACGTACCCCCCGCACCAGCGGCTCCAGAAGCAATCACACAATTACCGCAACTAATGAAATATATTACAGGTAATGAAATACAACTTGATGTGATTATGCCGATACTAGCCAATCACGGTCTTAAAGGTATGCCAGAGCTTGCAATGAAACCGGAGTTAATACCAGTAATAGCAAAAGAATTAGGGGCGTAGCATGAGATTAAGACCGTCAGCAGCTGGAGTTTGGGTTAAATGCCCTGGCTCCGTTCAATTTCAAAAAGAATACCCAGATACACGAGATAATCAAGCGGCTCAAGATGGCTCATTATCGCACGACATAGCAGCTAAAATAATTCTTTCATCGGCTAGGGGTGACATGAACGCTCCCTTAGTTGAGACAACAGAAATCTATGAAGCCGCTGAGATATATGCTCACAATGTGGCTACTGTAATGGCTGCTACTAGTAACTTAAGCCCGCAAGTTGAAAAATCAATTAAATTAGATATCGTTCATGATGGACAAACAGGTACTCCTGATTGCTATTTGGATAACGGAGAGACTCTTTATATTTGGGATTATAAGTTTGGTAGAAGGCCAGTTGAAGTTTATGAAAACTGGCAGTTAATTAACTATGCTATTGGTCTCATAAATTCAGACACTAGAGAGGTTGTATTTCGAATAGTTCAACCCAGAGCTAGCCACAGAGACGGGATTATCAGAGAGTGGAAAACCACACCTGCAGCACTCCAAGCATACTTTAAGAAATTAATGTTAGCGGCATCAGCTGCGACAGGAACAGACCCCCTTTGTGTAACAGGTAGACATTGCCGGTATTGTAAGGCTCTGCACGCTTGTAACGCCGCAACCAATTCCGCGTATAATGCTATTGATTATATTGATAATATTGTACCGCACGAGTTAAATAATGATGAAATAGGTATTGAACTATCAATATTAGAAGATGCTGAAAGGGCTATCAATTTCAGAAAGAAAGCTATCGAAACTCAAGTTGAACATTTACTTAAGAGTGGGAAAGCAGTTCCTGGATATTTACTCAAAGACACTATCGGTTCTTTAAAATGGAATGCTGACACCCAGCAAGTTATGGCTTTAGGTGATATGATGGGCGTGAACTTAAGGAAACCTAGAGATGTAATCACAGCTACACAAGCGATTAAAGCGGGCATTGATAAGGAAATGATTGCTGCATATGCTTTCAGGCCTAATAATGGCTTAAAATTAACTAAAATAAATAATAGCGATGCCAGAAGAGTATTTGGCGGATAAACAAGGAGCTACAAAATGAGTAATGAAAATCAAATATTAACACCAGCTGCAAGATTAGTTCAAGGAAGTTGTTTCGAGGAGCAAACTAAAGATATGGATGGAAACCCGTTATTAGTTAAAAGCGGCCCGAACATGGGGCAACCTAGAGTTTCATACTATATCGGTGTGGCTATCCCTAAAACTGACGCTGCTTGGCCGGCATTAGAAGCTAAAATTAAAGCAGCTGCAAAAGCTGGATTCCCTACATTATTTGACGCTGTTGGAAATCTAGTAAATCCACAGAAAGGTTTTGCTTTTAAAATAATTGATGGCGACGACCCATTGAATGCAGTTAAAGAAGGTTTCTCCGGTCATTGGATTCTTAAATTCTCAAATGGTTTCGCTCCTAAAGTATATACTAAAGGTGGTGCTGAAATTATTGTTGATCCAGAAATGGTTAAAAGAGGTTATTATGTTCGTGTTGCTGGCTCTGTTAAAGCCAATGGTTCTATGCAACAACCAGGAGTATTTTTAAACTTCTCAATGGTAGAACTAATTGCACATGGTGAAGAAATTATTTCCGGACCAAACGCTCAGGAAGTTTTCGGAGGAACACCTGCATCTGTACCAGCCGGAGCAACTGCCGCACCTGTAGCAAATACCGCACCAATAGCCACATCTGTTACACCAGCACCAGATTTTGCAACACCTCCACCACCAGTTATAGCAGCACCAGCTAAGAAAATGACTGCTAAAGCTAATGGTGCGACTTATGAATCTGTTACCTCCCAAGGATGGACTGATGAAATGTTAATCCAACATGGTTATATGGAGGCTTAGATGGTATACGAGCAAAAGAATGGTGAATACTTCATTATTAAAACATCTCGTACCGGTTTCAAGTATAAAATAACGATACCAGAGAGGGTTTTCCGAAACCCTCGTTTATACAAGTACGATGATTGCTATAGTGTACTGGTAACGCATCCAGAAGCACAGGGGCTAATTAAGGATTCAAAGCCTACGGGGGTAGAAGTTGATTAAATACAGGACCTGCAGCTGGAAACGAGCAATAGAAAAAGTCGAGGTGATAAAAGAAACAGAAAAAAGCGTATGGTTGTCTGGAAAAAGCCATGAATCTAAAGTCAGTGGACACCGTTGCTATTTTGATACTTTTGAGGAAGCCAAAAAACACCTTATTACTAAGTATAAAAGAAGAGTGGTTGAGGCTAAAACAAGCCTAGAATGTAGCGAGATTGACTTAAAATTCGCGGAGGAGTTAACTGATGACTAATTGGAAAAAGGAATTATTATACGCTTTTAGGCAAACGGGGGATAACTTCGATACCATGGAAACAACATTATCAGAAGCTGAACTGATAAAAGAATTTGATAATGGGTACGGCGGCCACCAAGGAGCACCTTTCACAGCTTGGGGCGATAAATTTGTTTACTTCCCGATTACTTATGATGGATCGGAATGGGTTGGGCATGCTCCAAGAAACCCATGCGTTATAAAAACAGAACATCAAGGGGGAGAGTAATATATGACTGACCTCCCTGAAATGGATTTTGAAACCTATAGCGAAGCCGGATATAACTACAGAGAAAATCGTTGGCGTTCAATTGTTAAGTCTGGAAGTCCTGGACTTTCTGCCGTAGGAGCTTCGGTTTATTCTGAACATCCATCCGCTGAGGCTCTGTGTTTAGCATATGATTTAAAAGATGGTCTAGGAGGTAGGTTGTGGGCTCCTGGGATGCACCCCCCTGAAGACCTAATTAAATACATACAATCAGGTGGTGCTATAGAAGCCCACAATTCTAGCTTTGAGTATTATATTTGGTCTAATATTTGCGTTAAGAAATTAGGATGGCCAGAGCTTCCATTTTGGCAACTTAGAGATTCAAAAGCCAAAGCCAAAGCGTGGGGTTTACCTGGTGCTTTAGGTAAAATTGGTGAGATTCTACAAGTAGGAGACCAAAAGGATAAAGAAGGTACAAGGTTAATTAACAAATTTTGTAAGCCAAGGAACCCAACCCAAAAAGATAGCCGTTTACGAATAACTCCTTTTGATGACTCGGAGGATGGAACTAAATTATATAATTATTGTTTAACAGATATCAAAGCAGAAGCGGCAATTTCAGCGAGAATGCCAGATTTAACACATAGTGAACTTGAAGTTTGGCTCGTTGACCAACAGATTAATTTTAGGGGCGTTTATATCGATGAGAAAGCGGTTGATGATTGTATTTTTATTATTGACCGCGCAACGGAAGCGTACACCCAAGAGCTGCAATTAATAACCAATGGAGCTGTTAAAAGTGCTGGTGAGATAGCAAAGATGAGAGAATGGCTCACTGTAGACCTTCCGGCTCTTGACGCTGATACAATTAAACAAACATTCAAACGTGATGATTTATTACCACAGGATAGAAGGGTTTTAGAAATTAGGTCATCCCTAGCATCTTCAAGTGTTAAAAAATTATTCTCTATTAAAAGAAGACTTTCAGCTGACGGTAGATTGAGAGGGCTATTTGAATACTGTGGAGCGGAACGAACTGGACGCTTTGCTGGAAGAGGGCCACAACCTCAGAACTTACCAAATTCAGGGCCATTACCGGTGTGGGGGATTGAACAGGTTGAGATGGCATTCATGGCGATATCCACAAGAGATTTTAACACTGTGGAAACTCTCTACGGTGATGCTATTGGGGCAGTAGCAGGGTGTTTAAGAGGTTTGTTTTCTGCAGCTCCTGGCCACGATTTAATTTGCTCGGATTATTCAGCTATTGAAGCTGTGGTTTTATCATACCTAGCCGGTGAACAATGGCGAATGAGTGTATTTGAAGACCATGGAAAAATATATGAGATGTCCGCAGCTAAAATAACAGGAATTCCATTTCCCGAATTCATGGAGCATAAGAAGCGAACCGGAGACCACCATCCTATGCGTAAGAAAGTCGGTAAAGTTGCGGAGTTGGCTTGTTTCGGAGTTGACACACTAGTACTGACAAATAACGGATGGAAATGTATTGTTGATATTAGTATGGAGGACTTGATTCATGACGGGGTTGAATTTGTTGAACACCATGGAGTAGAATACCAAGGGACTAGAGAAGTAATTAATCTTAGTGGGGTATTTGTTACCCCCGATCATAAAATTTATTACGGGAGTAATAACTGGGGTCAATGGGATTGGGAGACAGCAGCAGAACTTAAAAAAACACCATTTAAATTAGAATATGCACTGTCTAAAGTGGAATTTAGTGTTGGGCAAGATCCTAATGCGACTTATAAATGTGTAATCCCCGTAAATAAAGATTCAATGCCTCCGGCGTGTGCTTGGTGCTTGGATAGTAAATCCATGTATTCCTTGGATGGGATACTCTGGAAACGGCCTCCGCTAGATGATAATGGCCACACTCCAGTATACGACATTATAAATTGCGGTCCAAGAAGCAGATTCGTGATAATGACAAGTGAAGGGCCACTAATTGTGCACAATTCAGGCTATCAAGGAGGTTTGGGTGCTTGGAAAGCTTTTGGTGCGGATAAATTTATGTCAGACGCTGAAATACAAATTAATATTAAAAAATGGCGTGAAGAATCTCCCAACATCGTTAATTTTTGGTACGGTCTGCAAAATGTGGCTATAGCGGCGGTTAAATTACCAGGAACTATTCAGGAGTTTAAGGGCATTGAGTATCAAGTGCTGGAAGATGTTTTATATTGTAAATTGCTATCAGGACGGCGTTTAGCTTATCACCAACCACGATTAACGCCAGATGTTACTCCTTGGGGCAAGCAAGTAGATAAATTATCTTATATGGGTACTGGGTTGAATAAGAACTGGATTCGTTTAGATACTTACGGGGGAAAACTTTGTGAGAATGTAGTTCAGGCAACTGCAAGAGATATTTTAACACATGCCATGGTTCAATTGGAAAAGAAAGGCTATCCAATAGTATTACATATCCACGATGAGGTTGTTTGTGAAGTTCCTGAAAATGTGGGTTCTGTTGAAGAGGTTGAAGCCATAATGGCAGATTTACCAGATTGGTGCAAAGACTGGCCTGTTAAAGCAGCGGGAGGTTGGCGTGGAAAACGATATAGAAAAGATTGATACAATGAGATTGAATAAACTCATGACTGGGATTGGAGGAGATTTTAAAGCGGAAAGATTAGATAGTTTATTCAGGGTGATCAAAGGGTATGAGGCGTATGGACTAAAAGTTCCAGAGTATCTTACTATTGAATATAATGAATTATTTGAAAGAATGATGGGGGAGAGAAGTATTAATTTTGCATCGATATAAAAGTAATTAGAATGTTATTTCTTCATAGATTCCTCCTGTGATAAATAAAAAAGCTCCCTCATGGGAGCTAACATAAACACAACACAGCTTCATCGGAAGCAATAAGTAACATACTAAATTATTTTATATTTGTCAAGGTAAATAACCGGAGCTCATCACTTTACCCTCAGACCCAGTGTTTGAAACTGCCGCCACTTTCCCATCCCCATACGCAAGGTCCGTCCATGAATTACTGCCAACCCCCTCATTTTCCGTCCAAGTAATACCGTCCTTAGAAGTCATAACCTCCCCACTTGTGGATACTGCAATGAGCCTGTTTCTAGCCCAAATAACACTAACCCAAACTTGGGATGGTGCAGTCCTAATTGTCCAGGATACGCCTCCGTTATCACTAGTCATTACTCCAACGCTTGATACCGCAGCGAACCTATTATATGTAGGATTGTACGCAACTGACCGCCATAAATTATCAGCAGCACTAAATCTCAGCGTCCAAGTAATAGCATCACTACTTTCCATAACTCTAGTCCCCGCTCCACTTGCAGCTACAGCCACATACTTACCACCACCATAAGCCACGGATTGCCAATCATGATCTGCCGCACTTGTACGGATCGTCCATGCTGCCCCGTCCGCAGAGGTCATAACTCTATTTCCCGTCCCTGCTACCCCTGTAGATACCGCAACAAATAATCCATCGCCCCAACAAACATCCCACCACTCATTATTTGCGGGTGTCCCCCAGACAGTCCAATTTAAACCACCGTCATCACTTGTCATTGCCCTATTTCCCGCACCGCTCGAAGCTACTGCAACGAATCTATCAAGAGTTGGGCTGTACGCAACCTTACGCCAATCATTAGCAGTAATTAAATTACCCGTGAACCAATTCAAGCCACCATCTGGGGAGTACATAACCCGGTCGGCCCCCCCTGTTATCGCTACAGCTACGAATCTTCCATCTTTACCGTAAGCAACACCATTCCACTGTTTACTGCCGGTAGGACTGTGATTGGTATTAAGTGTCCACAAAATCCCTCTTACAGGATCGCCGATTTCTATAGTAGACGGCAGGGGAACGTTTGCGTCTATTGCATTTATTAAAGCATCCCAATAATTACTAGCTAATATCGTTTCAGGGTTACCACTTGGTGAAATACCTGCTTCAGTTAATAATTTTTGTTGAAAACCGAATATATCATTTAAAACTGCTGCTACCCAAGGTGAACCTGTACCATCACCTGGGACAACTATATTCCTAGCTTTACCATAAGGGTAATTACCTAGGTCAGTTCCGTCCATCTGTGTCGGGAACTGTGTTAATAAATTATTTGCCATAAGTTTATCCTTTTAAGTAGTTGCTAAAAATCCAGAAATTATAGGGTCAACTTCAACGCCAACAACAAGACCGTTTCCATAAGCAGCTCCTGCAGCCCCTAATGTTGTGCTTATAAGCGTCCAAGTTATCCCATCTTCGGAAGTCATAATCTCAAGACCAGCAAATGCGATAAATCTATTTCTAGCCCAAATAACATGACCCCAACTATGATCCGCAGCACTTACCCTGCTTGTCCAAGTATCCCCGTTATTATCACTAGTCATTACTCTATTACCGGTACCAGTGTTTGCAACGGCAACTAATCTGGTTAACTCAGGGCTATAGCAAACAGATTGCCAGTCCTCAAGTACCGCCGCTTTATCCACCCACGAAGTACCGTTGTCGCTAACCATAACATTACTTCCTGTGGATGCCACTGCAACGTACCTAGTACCTGTATAGCAAACAGATTTCCAACTTGCATCTGAAGAGGAAGACCTGATCGTCCATGTAGTACCATCTGGTGAACTCATTGCTCTGTTTCCTGTTCCTGAGTCCGCTACAGCCACAAATAAACCATCACTCTCACCCCAAACAACAGAGCTCCACGAGTTATCAACTGGTGTAGTCCTAATTGTCCAATTTACCCCACCGTCATCACTTGACATTGCTCGGTTTCCTGAACCGCTCGAAGCTACTGCCACAAGTTTGTCGGAGTCCCCAAAGCATATTGATTTCCACGCATTGTCTGCCGGTGTAGGTCTCAAAAACCACTCAACGCCTTCAACGGATCGCATTACTCTAAAACCAGAGCCGCCACTATCAGCAACTGCAACAAATGATTCAATATCAGGGTCGTAAGCAACCGAACTCCAACTCGCACCTGATGCAGGTGTCCCTTGCTCCCAAACTAAACCTCTCGAAGGGTCACCAATATTAATATTTGATGGTGGTGTCGGTGGGTTACTTGCGATCGCATCTAAAAGAGCGTCCCAGTAATTACTAGCTACTATAGTATCAGGGTTTCCGCTGGGGGATATCCCCGCTTCAGTTAATAATTTTTGTTGAAAACCTAATATATCGTTAACTAGGTCTTGCTCCCACGGTGTCCCTGTGCCATCACCTGGAACTGTAATATTTCTAGCCTTACCATAAGGGTAATTTGTGGGGTCTGACGCTATTTTCCCCGGATAATTTGCAGAAGGTACTATCGCCATAATTTTTAATCTCCTATTTTACTCACCACATTCCGCTAAAGGTTCACCACATTCCATTAGTGGCTCCCCACATAAAGCTTCGGGAATTATAATTTCAGGTGTTATTTCAAAAGTATTTGTATCTGTATGAGCCGTAAGGTTACTTGTGACTCTAAATTTCTTACCTGCTCCCACTGAATTAGGAACAGTCCATGGATACGTATAATCTTCAATAGGTACTCCAGTAGCCAAAACAACCCATCCCGCACCGATATCGTAATCTAGAGTTAAAGTCTCCCCTTCAAGCCCGAAAAAATTCCAGTCTATTGTGAGCGGCGTGGTAGCTTCATAAGAACCACTTTCAGCCGGAACAGTTAACTCCACAAAAGGAACAGTATAAGTTATTAACATCCCTATCCATTGCTGGGAAGGGCATATCTTTAATAATAGCGCTTCTAATTCATCTTTTCTAGACAGTGGTACTTGTGCATTATTTGGGTAAGTCTCGCCCCCGATATAAATAATATAAGGGTACTGGGCGGGGTAGCCGGGAACCGGATACTTTTTACGACCAAAAACGCTCGGATTGTATTCACCACATTCTGCCAACGGTTCGCCACATTCCATACTAGATTCACCACAAAGTGAGGTTATTTCAGAAGTCTGTTCGATAATTATATTAACCAACATATAGTTATTACCAATAACTGAACCATGCGGGTTCCTTGCAACAGGAGGCGGTCCGGGGCTGCTCCACCATTCGTGGACATACACATCAAAACCAGCGTCCCTAAGTGTACCTTGTATATATTTTATATCTTGCCCGCCTAAAACTTTCCAAGCAGCAGATAAACGCTCTCTTCTCACACTCTCTGTTAATGAGGTGTTTTCAGGTAAAACAAATTGGTCTTCCCAAGCGTCTAACTCTCTTGTAGTTTCTGGAAAAACATCAAGTATCACGTCATCAGCAAACTCTTTAAAATCGGGTTCAATTCCTGATAAACCTACAAAAAATTCTCTTAATCTTTTAGTTTGTGTTATGCTCCATGCTTTCGCTTTCGGCAATAAATGTTTGAACAACATTAAAAACCTCTATGTAAATGTTATTGAAGATACTTTCGCTTTCTCACCTTCACCTAATATATAAAGTGGGGTAGGAATAGCACTTTTTGTTAAGGTAGCAGTACTAAATATGCCCCCAGCAGATGAAACCACACCACTAATAACCCCTAAAATTTCGGCTAGTTGGACATTATCTCGTCTTGGCGGAACCGTTAACCCTGCGATATACGGCTCTCTTCCTACAAAATATTCTTCAATCGCTGTTTCAACTGAAGCCTCGACAGCTGCTAAGTCTTCAACTTGTGTTATGCCATTCACAACAACTTCAAAAGATGCCCTCGTAATAGGCAAAGAATTAACATAGGCGTTAACCGGTCTTCTGGTAGCCAAACCACCTTCATCAAGTTCAATAGAATCCAAAACAGCTTGCAATTGTGGAGCTGTTGGTATTCCATCAGGATTTCCCGAGCTTGCAACCGTGGCTTCTGAATAAACATCAACCTCGCCGGGGTCTCCTGTATAAGGGTAGACGTTAATTATACCCACAACCTCTTCACCCCACGCTTCATAATCAGCATACGCCCCGCCTTGGGGTCTTTTTTGAAATCTATCTAAAACTCTTTGTCTATACGCTTCTGTGGATTCTCCATCAGCTGCTGTGACTACTTGGGAGTCTACAACTGCGTCCCTGGCAACATTAGAAAGCGGGTTAGCAAATGAAACCACAGCTAATGGGTCTAAATTACCGATAACTCCAGCACCTCCACCACCTGACTGGTCGGAAACCGCTACGATATTAACTTGTACTACAGGAGCGGATAATGGGACAGTTGTTAACGTAAGATAAGTAACGCCATTCGTAGCCCCTAATAATTGAGAACCAGCAAGCAATGAGCCAACTTGGTTCTCAACAGTTATGTCGATTTTTAATTCAGCTTGTGTGGCTGCAACTGGGTCTCCAACGCCAATTAAACGGCCCCACTGAGTTAATGGTACAACAGATTTTCCATTAATTACTGTAGCTTTATCTGATGCGGTACTAACAAACATTTGAAGAAAAATAAAACCACCGTACTTATAAAGGATTATAAAAACCCCTGCTAATATTTTCGCTAGTACTCTTAAAAATGATTTAGGTAATAATGGTATTGTTTGACTTAGAGATGCTTCAAGTTGTGCTATTATATTATCATTAAGTTCTTGCGTTGTCGGGGTTGTTAAGCTCATTATTTAGCTCTCCAATTTTCGATAAATTCAAAAGTTGTCTGGTCTATATCAATTATTATTTTAATAGTATTTAACGCTATAATAGAAACTGACGCAGTAATAGAAGTAGCTAGTTTTTTCTCCAAAAACCAAGCAAGGTCCCTATTAACCGAGTCTTCAATTCTTTTTAAATTCCCGCTTGTGGCAGGTATTGATAATAATAAATTTTGGGTTTCGCTATTGTACTTTTTAGATGGCTCATTTTCTGATAGATTGCCCCACCATTCAGAACCGTCCTCATTACCACCAAATAGTGATAAGTAAGCCGTAGTTTCCAAACCCCCAGACATTTCCACAATGCCGTCATTTACATTGATTTCGCCGTCATCGTCCGTCTGAAATAGTAGTATATCGCCTTGTTGATTATCCATGGTTGCAAGGTACGACAATAATCAGGCGTTAGCAAACTAAAAATATTATTTATTTCGTGCCTAGTAAACATAAATGTTAAAAATAGTTAACAAAAAGGTTGACAAGGACTGATTTATTCCGTATCTTGTAATTATAAGCTTACGGTGAGCTAATAAAAACTAAAGAATACGGAGTTAAAAATGGAAAAATTAAATTTAAAACCTCAACACGAAGATACTGTAATAGGAAAACTTATAAACCTTAAATCTTTATTAGATGAACATAAAAATAATGTTAAACCTCTACTATCTAAAATGGAAAATTGGGAGAAAAAAGAGAGTTTACAAATTTATAATGATATTAAAAATGAAATTTCAGAATTAAAAAATGTTATAACGGAGAATGAGTCAGTATTTAATAGTATCTTAGGGGATTATAATCTAACTGTTACTATGTTTTTATATAAACATATAATAAATTAAATAACCAACCGCCCTCTTAACGGAGGGCTAAAAGGAGACCAAAAATGAAACTAGGAGAACTATTGAACCGCCAAGATTTCGGGGATTATCAGCAAATCGCTAAGAAACTTGGAACTACGCCTAAAACTTTGAAAATCTGGAGAGACGAGGAAATTTCGAATAGAAAAGGTCGCATTATCTTAATACTATCGGTGCTGTATGGTGTTCCGATTAGTGAACTGATGGAGGTTAAAGATGGAAGCCTATAAAACACATTTCGAGAGTCATAAAAAAGAAGGTTATCTTTGTTCATCTTATTCTGGTGGGTCAACTTATAGGATTGAAGATGTTACTTGTAAAAATTGCATAAAAAAATATAATAAATTATTTTCAAATTTTAAAAAGTCTAAAGCATACCGCGAAAGGCTGAAAGAAGATATTAAACAACTTAAAATTGAAAGTAAAGAACTGGAGAAAAGATACTCTGACAAATTAGGCGAGTTGAAAATTAGAACAGATGAACTAATGGTGCTTTAACTTCCCGGTGTAGGCGGTGCTCCGACCGATGCGTGGACATGGGTGTGAAGTGTAACATTTGTAACTGTGTCCGTTACTCCAAAAGCTGAAAGTGTATTAATCAATAGGGTGACATTCCCAGTAACTTCTATAGAGCCGTCATTCTTTAATAAGATAGCGGCTTTTATAGCCCCTAACGAATCTCTACTATAAATTCTTTTTTCACCTTCTTCCGCGACTGGTTCATTTATCGGGTCGATGTAACCAACTGCTGCTTGCCCACCACTTTTTTGTATCCCGGTAGTAACCACATAATCGGTCTTTAGCGGATACGAATCATCTCCCGGACTTGAGAAATGCTCAACGGTTTTATTAGCTCCGCCGCCAGTATCTATTTTAACATCTGATATCTCGGCATCATTTCGGGTAACTCTCAAAAACGATAGTACTCTAGCTATAAACCCCATGGTAAAGCCTCCGGTATCTCGCCGCTATATGCCCCCGGCAACACTACTGTTAAAACAGCTGTTTTAGTTTTTGAAGTTTTCCCAAAAGAAACATTTTTTATAATGAAATTATGCCACCCTTGAATCAATGCAGAATCCGCACTAACCCTAATTATGCTATTATTTTTCCACAATACACCCTTCGAATCTCTCCAAGTATCAACAACTATACTGTATGAAACCATATCGCCAAACATGCGTCCAATTTTAGCATTAACAGCGGTTTGAGCGTCTGCCTGTAGCGTATCAGGAACATTAAAATTTAACGGTCTAATAACTCCAGATAGCATATTATTTTTAACAGTAAATTGAGAACCACCTAACCCCACAACTACCGGCTCGATACCTGTAATGTGGCTATAGTAAGCTTGTGGGCTGAAAGTTGGAGTTATAGAAATCAAAGGAGAGACCCCCTCTTCTAACTGTGCAACCGGTTCCCCACCACGAACTGATTGTCTAAATAGAAGTTCGCCCCCATCAGTACTTGAAATAATCAAGCCTCTTTGAGTTGCTAAATCCGTTAAAAACGCTAATACTTTTTTATTTGGTTCACAAGATACCCTATCAAAAACCGCTCCCTCGTCAGCATCAAATTGAGATGTTAAGCCAAAAGGTGCTATTATGGTATCTGTTATAGTCTTTAATTTTTGATTATTATATTCTAAAGGAAACGAGCTAGCCGGTGCGTTACAATCATTTAAAACACCTGGTTTTGAATATGCTGAGGCAACTAAAGATTGCCTATTTGGAGTTACTGACGGATTAACACCCATCAAAGTTCCAGTAAATACATATTCATCACCGATAGTTACTTCGATTCTTTTATAGCTGAATGGTTTTATTATTTGTGTAAAATCAGTGCTAAAAGGTGATGAAAAACTTACAGTGTCCATACTGTCAATCGGTCTATTTATTTGTACGCTTTCCCAATACCTAAATCGTTCGCCGTCGACTAAAATTCCCACTTCGTCAATATCACTTGCATTTGTATTCTGCTTTAAATTTTCAGGAGTGCTGGGGTTATCAGGAATTAAAACATCTGTTCCAGTCGAAATTGGTTCAAAAATCCCCGGATTCGATTGGATAATTAACGCCGTACCTGATTCGCTCCCGTAGACTTTACGAGATATTATATCAAAGGTATCACCTGATATTGTTTTATACGTAGTAGACAATTGAGCGTCCTTTTGGTAGTTCTAATATTTCACTCCCAGTAAGATCGTTAGAATTTATGAAAAAGTCAAGATAATTATCAACATCTCCATAAAGTTCTGCAACTGTATCTATGATAGACCTATTGCGATCCAAGACTACAATTCGTTCTTGCTTAAGGGTAAAAGATATCTGTACAAGAAAACCTGCCGCTATAGCCACAGAACCTTGTAACTTTTGGTATGCCTCACCTTGGTCTATCTGTTCAAGAGCTGCGAAGTTATCATCTCTCCACACTACTAAGCTATCGAAAAGTGATATGATACTTTCAGCTGCTGCAATAGCTTCCGTTTTAGTATCAAACTCGTTATTTATAACACTAAGTATTTGACCAGTTACGTGCGTAGAAGCGTACATGTCGTTAACATGAAAATCATTAGAGTCTGCCGCTGTTCCAGTAGCTATTAAATTCTCAGCAAGATTTTTATATGCTTCAAGTCTCGCCTGAATACTGGTTAACGCCCTCGCCGGTGCTTGTACCAATTGCACTGTTTGAGCTGCAAGAGTTAGCGGCTGACCTATAAGAGTATCAATCCCTGTGTTTATTGAGTTATAGATAGTATTAAACTGTCGGGTTACGTCTGCCTGTGTATCAGCTACTTTCTGCAAACCACCTTTCACTGAATCTAATGCTCTTGTAAAGTTACCTTTAGCTTTTGCCTGATTCACCGCCCCAGTTAAATCTGTGGAATTCTCTAATTGATTCCCAGCTGCTACATTATATTCATCTACTGAAGTTTCAACGGAACTCGCTGGATCATCTTGCTCTTCTGGGAATATAAGTTCTATAGTTTCCCAAAAAGTTATATCAAAAAATGCTTGATTAGCTGCGGTTTTTAAATCGTCTCGTCTGCTTATAGCTCCGAAAGGTATTACATCTTTAACACCATATACCGGGTGCTCCAGCTTTCCGATACCGCGCTCTAATAATGTTTCTTCAAAAGCTTTAGCTTCCAAGTCATAATCGTCCCCACTAAAAATTATCCTAAGTGGAAAACGCCTCCCTGTATTCCCTGACTCCTGGACATAAGTTCCGTTAAAATTAGGGAATTCGAAACCGGTAGTTTTTTTATCAAAACTATAGCTTACATTCTCGAATTGAAAAACTGTTCGTGTTCCCAAAGGAGAGGTATAAGCTCCTTGTCTGATTCGATCTTGCCACGACATCAAAAGCCTCCCGAAGGTTGTAATGTTAAACCACTGCCTTTTAATGAGCCTTCTGTTAATTCAGCTCTTCCAGTTTCATCTTTTATAGTTACTGTACTTCTGGAATTCTTTTCTTCTATACTTCTACTTATTTGCTGCGAAGGGTTAACCAAAGCTGGTTGCTTAACATTAGAATCGCTGGTTATATCAAAAATAAATTTACCTAAATCTTTTCCTATCTCATCGAAAGGATTAAAATCTGTCATTAATTGTAATACTTTATCAACGCCGTTATCGAACGCTATAACTATAGCGTCCCACAGCGTAACAAAAAATTGTTTTAAGCCACTCCAAGCGTTCTTAATATCTTTAACTACAAAAAATAAGCTCTTTCCTAGTTTCTCCCCAAAAACCATTAGCAGCTTAAAAGCTGACATGACACCCAGGGCTATAAATCTTAAAAATTTGAAAGTTTCTATTAGTGATATTATAAACACTTCTATATTGGAAGTTATTAAATCTTCATTTACTCGTACCCATTCTGTTGTGCTCTCAATTAAGCCCCCAAGAGGACCTTTTACCAAATCAAATATATTAAGTCCAACGCCTTCTACCGTAGATTGAAGTTCTTTCATACTACCGCTAAAAGTATCACGCATAACCGCAGCCATTGTTTTAGAACTTCCGGCGGCCCTATCTAATTCTTTTCTAAAAGCATTAAGTTTCTTTTCGCCTGCTGTTAATAAAACATTGACACCTGCAATTGGTATTTTACCAAAAATCTCTTTCAGAACACCCGCCCTTTGAGCAGTTCCTAGTTTAGCCATTGATTTATTAAGGGTTCCGAGTATTCCGTTTATGTCCTTTAAATTGCCCTCAGAGTCAACTGTGCTAACACCTAATCCTTTTAAGGTTTTGCTTGCTGCAGCTGTTGGAGCTGATAAAGATAAAAACATATTTTTTAAGGTAGTACCTGCTCTTGTTCCTTTTATACCAGCATTAGCCAGCTCTCCAGTAAGAGAAAGGAAAGTTTCAACGGACGCCCCGGCTTTTACTGCGACGGGTGCACCCTCCTTAATCGCTTCAAACATAGTTTCAATATTTGTATTAGCTCTAACTGAAGTAAGTGCAATAGCGTCGTTAACTCTAGCTAGATTTTTACCTAATTGAGTGGCGTCTTTAGTAGCTAAACCAAAAGCACCCAACGAATCAGTTGCGATGTCGGTCGCAGTCTGCAAGTCGGTTTGTGCAACGGTTGCTAAATCCACAACACCGGGTAATGCAGCTATCGATTGCTCAGCGTTAAACCCTGCCATTGCTAAGAAATTCAAAGCTTTAGCCGAGGCGACGGCGGTAAATTCTGTTGTTTTACCTGTTATTCTGGCGGCGTTTTCAAGTTCTTTAAATGCCGCCGTTCCCTTCCGGATTTCTCCAGGGAATTTAGCAGCAGCATTGACCAGCGTTTGTTCGAATTCAGCACCGACATTAACTACAGCAACAAGTGCAGCTGTTAGTAATGCAGCACCTATGGCAGCCCCTTTTGCGAGCTTCATAAAGCCTTTACGAACGTCTCTAGTCTTGCGTTCAATATTATTTAAACCTTTTCGAACGGAACGGGTAAATCTACCGATTTTATTTTGCATACGGGTAACTGGAGCGGTCATTTTATCGACCGCTTTAAACACTGTTTCCACACTGAATCGACCAGCCATAAATTTATTTCCTAGGTTTTGTATTCTCTTTTAATTCGCTTCTTATACCCTCGTAATAAAATCTTATCTCTGTGGAACTTAAAGTTCTTGGATCAGGTAAGCTTGGATATAATCTACATATTTGAAGGAACATTTCAGCATACACATTAAAAAACCCTTTTTGTTTTTGGTCCTCTCCATGCCTAACTACTGGCGTACGGATTAACCCAAAAAAAGCGTAAAAATCACCATACAAAGCTTAACATCTTTAATAGCCATTTTACTGAAAGTACTAGCACTTGTATGCGTCATATCTGCCATAGCTGCATATGTTTTGCTAACATCTTCATCTTTCTTTCTAGTGTCCATAGCTGATAATGTCGCGCCGGTTGGCTCATAAAACCTAATAGGGTCTTTATCTTTTGACCTTTGAGGTGTGAAAGTCATCTCGCCGTTTTCTTCAACGACTAGCGAACCCTGCTGAATTGCTTTTACTATTTTATCTTTTTGCTCATCAAACGACTTTTTATCTTCATCTGACATTTCTATATCAATATCCATTTTTTCGATAAATGAATCAAAATCTCTTTCCGCTGTTTCCTTATCTACTACTGTCTTTGACATCTTATATCTCCCTATTTTAAAAATCTCACGCTACCAAGATTAGGCTGAAGGCATAGGGATAGCCAGCGTGAGATTAATATATTTTATTGTTTTGTAAGTTGACCAGGCCCCATTAAAGCAACTGAAGCAGTCGCATTCTGGCTACTTGTTTGCATCTCACCAACCATTTGTCCTGTGGCCTGGTAAACATTACCTGAGGCATAGGTTACGGCTATAGTAAAATCAATATTACCATTTGATAAATCTTGTAGAAATTCGTGATCTCCTCTATCATCATCGATACTTACCGACAATCCATCAAGAGACCATGGAACTCTAGTTTTTATAGTTCTAGCACTTCCGTCTCCATTTGCCTGAACTTCATTCTCAAAACCGCCTAATTTTCTTTGACTATCTGCATCAGCCGCAATGGGAAATATTCTCCCAGCTAATGAGATTGATTCTATTGGTCCGCCTATACTTGACATTATGCACCTCCAAAATAAAAGCCGAAGTTTAAGTCAACGGAAATTATATTTGCATTTCCCGATAATTGAACAGTTAGTTCAACATCAAGTCTTTTTGGATTAGACCCATTTATAGCAGCAACAATACTATCCTTAGCTGTTTTCGGATCACTAATAATAGCATTATCAGCTAAACTGTCAATCATGGAAGCCATCTCAGCTTTTGCCATTTTAGGCTTCTTAGCTGCGCTATTAGTAGTTGGCTGGTCGTCCGGTATCAATGGTGCACCATCCCACTCCACAGAATCAAAAATCAAATCGATATTATAGATAATTTGTTGTAATTTAATAACATCAACTACATATTGATAAGCCGGTGTTGGGTCCCCCTCAGGGTGATAGAAAGTAACTGTATCAGCTAAATTTATAACGCCATCTTTAACTTTAATTGAAGAAGAACCCCCTTTAATAGCCTCATCACGCTGAATGTAGGTCCATTGTTCTGCATCCGTTCCAGGTGTTAGCCCTGTGGCTTGCAAACTTCCATAATCATAAGCAGGATTTTCATTTGCCCTAACTGCTATTCTGGCAAGCTGTCTAGCTGCAACTGTGAGAGGTAGGTCTTTTGAACCGGGTGCGACTAATTGAGAGTTGACTCTGTCTGTTTTTCCTAACCCAGGAGCAAGTATGGAATTAGTTACATCCGCAAAAGTAGATCCTGTGAACACCATAAGAGGCTTTTTAACCAGCTCACCCCAGCGACCCTCTCCAAAAGTTTGATACTTTCCTAGCGTGTCAATATCGAGTGTTTCCATGCAGTTAAGAACCAAAGTTTCCCAAATACCACCAATTTGATTCAAAGCGGCATCTACATCTGGATTAGTTGCTCCAGAAGTGGGCTGTGTGATTGCAAAAGTTACACCTTCAGTATTCGATGCAACTACCTCAATATTTAAATCGTTCCCGCTCTCCCCCTTCCATTTTGACGTTATCGAAACGGGGACTGCTATAGTATAAGCAGCTAAAACAGGCATATTTATATTCGAGTTTATTGCTCCCGTTATGGCCTGCCTTACCTCATCCAAAGTATCTTCGGTATCAACCGCAAAAGGTTCGGAGTCAATATTATTTATTCTTATTATGTATGTCGCCGGAGCAGGCGTACCTGACGGGTCAATCCCCCCCACAGCAGCAACACCCGCACCGTCATCTTCTAATGGGTATATAGTAAGCGGAATAGTCCCGATACCATCTCCATTTGAAGGAAGTAATTGTAAAGCAGCTAAGTGAACAGGCGAACCGAAACCGTAAGTTTGTCCGACTTCTAAGGCACTTGTTACTTGTCTTTTATCTGTACTGTATGTTGTGGCGGATGAACCTTGACCAACAACAGCTACTCTTTGTGGTAAGAATCTAATAGCTCCGCCACTAAGGTTTTTGAATACGGTATCTATACCGACAATCCTAGCTCTAGCAGAAGGTGCAATTCCCATATTTATCTCCTATACAAAATTTGCTTTAATTAAAATTTCGCCCGTTTCTGCTCTGAAAGTTGTAGTTGTTATTAACTCTAAAATTTCAGGAACATACTGTGGTGAAAATTCGTTGAAATTCACATTGAAAGCAATTCTAGCCGCCCCAATATGTTGTATTGTTCTATTATCTAAACTAGGTTGAAAAACATTTATTGATTGTGGCCATCGTCTACCAACTGTTTTTTGTAATTTAAGATATGTATTCTCTGAAGCCATAAGAATATTACGAACTAGTCGTAAAGCTCTTTGTACTTCGAAAGCTGCCAACTCATCACCAGCGGTGTGCCCTCCAGCGACATTATTAGCACCTACTCCAAACCCGTAACAATCAATATTAAAAATACCTGATGTAGCCTGACGTTCTGAAATATTAGAGGCTGACGGTTCAAAATTTGAATTATCATACCAAATATTAATAATCGGCGATTTATCCGTAGTATCAGTTGGATTTAACCACTCTTCCCAAGGATTCGACCTTTCTGTAAATATTCGTAATTTCCACAATTCCGGGTCTTTACCTGCTGTGACTGCTAAACTCATTTGATTAGCAACTTCAAGCGTTAGGATGGAAGCAATTTGGTCCCTTACAATTTCAAAGGTATCTTTTTTATCAATCAAGCTTTGAATCATTCGTAAAACTCCAAAAGGCACGTAACCACTCCCAAAGCCCTGTCTGGGTTTGATTCAATTACTTTGAAAGTGAAGTTATTGCCGTTAATATCATTAAATTTTACAATCCATGGTTTACTAGCAGTATTAGCAATAGCAACAGGTAATTCCGGTAAATCTGAAATCCTTATCGCTACTGACGCCCGACGGCCGCTTACCGCTTGTCCTGTATCAGGGTCTATAACTTGACTTATGTCATTACTAAAACCTGTACGAGAATAACTAACCTCGGAAGGGTCTATAATTACTATAGCCCACCCGAAGCCGTTAGTATCACCTAGTATCATTCCTAGGTCATTCTCTGCAATTTCTCGCAAACCCATTATTCAATATATCCTTTTTTATGAAGGTTATTAAATACTTCTTCTTCATAGTCAGATAGTTTAACCTCGTCACCTTCGGAAAGTATGCCTCTTGGAGAAGTTACAGATTTACCTTTGACTATGCGGTAAACCTTAGGCCCTTCCTCAACTTCTGGCAGAGTTTCCTCCGACGCATCTTCAGCCTCAGTTGTCTCCTCCGGCACAATTGGCGCCTCTTTCAGCTCTTTAAGTTTTGCCACTAATTCTTTATTAGTTAGCCCCTCTGTATCGACATTAAGCTCTAAAGCGTTAATCTCTTCAATAAGTTTTGCATTTGATTTTGTTGCCATTCGTCCATCTCCCTATTTATGGTTGAACCGTATTTAAACAACCGAAACTATCAATCTGAACAGGTACACATAAAGGTCTTGTTTCCAATTCACCTTTAATCTGCTTACCATTTTCAGAAAGGTAAACATTTGGCATTAAATCGTAACCAGCTGCTCTGTCAGTTAGTCTCCCTGGCATTATGTCTGCAACCCTTGGGTCTGTAGCATACGCAGGTGGTACTTCAGCTGAAACTAAATCCAAACGTCCCGTACTTGACATCATAACTACTTTATTGTCATCAATAAATCTAGTTACTGTACCAGTTTCAGGGTGTTTATAAGTTCCGTTATACGCCCATAATTCAAAGAAGTAAGTTCCTATTTTATAAGTACCATAGAAAACCGCTCCTGAATTTCTCAATTGTGGGTTTATAGTCCCCATCTCCATTCTTCTATTATCAAGTTTAGCCTGAATTGCTGAATCATCCATAAAATGCACTAAAGCAGTTTGACCCATGATCAGGATATCAGGTTGCGCTTGCCCATCCGCACTAATAACATTTGCAAGAGATAATAAATCAGCTTCTTTAACCGAACTTGAACTTGACCAACTAATAGCAGTTTGCGGGAAATGTGTTACCTTAGGTTTAAAATCTAATTCATACCTTGTCTCCCCATCAGCATCTGTTAAATCCAATTTACCAGTTTGAAGAACTTGTGCTGCTTGTAATTCAACTGCTCTTTGAATCTTATCATCAAGCTTTGCGAAACTCTTAATCATATACGCTGTAGCCTCGCCAGCCCAATTCATATATGCTGCTGTATACGGGTCCGTTCCAGCAGGTCTATTTATTAAATCTTCCATATTGAAACGAGTTCCCTCGTTATATGCAGTAGGTGTAAACTCTTTAGTTGTGTACACATCCGCATCATTCCAATTTGGCCCAGTACCAGCTTTGACAGCGATAGCCACATCTTCGCCGTATCTTTGTATATCAAGAATTACTTTATTACCTTTAAAATTCCCGCCGGGTTTCATTGTAAAAAATCTCTGTAAGAATCCGCTAGGTCTTCTTTGTTGCGTGAAGAGCCCTAACCATCCTACTCTAAACTGATCTACAGCCATTTTTAACTCCTCATTTATTGATTATCTAATTCGCCTAATTGCGTTGCTGTTGATGCAATCATTGTGAAGTCTCTCAACTCATCAATAATAGCGTCAGTAATATTACTACCATCGCCATCAGCATCTATAATTAAATCTTCTCTTCTAACTTCACCACTGATTAATGGTCTAATAGGGAAATCCCCACCAGCAGCAGAAACATACTCTTGTGATAGAATAAATTTAGGTGCTTGAGCACCACCAACACCATCAGTTGCAAAAAGAACTAAGTTACCATTTGCAGCAACTGTTAAACTGAAACTATCTCCAGCAATAAAAGGTGTACCCCCATCAGTAACAGTGAATTGGAAACCTGCTATATTAAGAACGATAGCCACACCGTCAGCTATTGCAATATTACTAGCAACAATCCTTCCTGAAGGGTCTTCTAGTTTAGCAACTAAAGCAGCCGTCATTTCAAAGTTCCAAGCTCCAGCAGCTGGTATATCTGCACCCGCTACAGTTGCGAGTGTTACGGTTCCGTTTCCGGTATTAGTACCCGCTGCAACAACTACAGCATCATCAACTAGTTTTCTAGCTAAAAGCGTACCTGCGGCGATTGTGTCAGCAGCTGCAAGAGTAAGTGTTTCGTCATCGAAAATAGGATTCCATACAATAATCCCAAAAGGATATGTGTTAGAAATTTCTAGGTTAGGCATTCGCAACCTCCAATCCCATATTCTCACCAGCTATTTTCATTATTTCAGCAGTTGAAAGCTTTTTGTCCTCAACTGGAGCAGCCGGGGTTTCAATATCAGCATTGTCGCCCTCTCTAGCACTTAACTCATTTTTTTTCATGCTAGCCGCCATGTGTTTAGCCGTTACTGTAGCTGTTAAACCTTCGCCATTCTCAATTGATGCTAAAGATGTTTCCATGTCTCCGGAGCCTTTAGCTAATTGAAGATGTGCGTTTACTCTGTCCCTCTCATCTTTTACTCCAAGCTGTTTAGCTTCTTCAAAGATTGAAGGGTGTTCAGTTCTGAATTTAATTAAATCCATTCCGTCCTCCGTTTTATCAGGTTTACCACCTGTATCGACGGTGGCGTTATTATTATTATATTTACTCATAAAATTATTTACTATTTCAGGTTGCTTTTTTAGCAACTCATATATTTGTGGGTTTTCTTCTAGGAAATTTGTTACTATCCCGGCAAATGTGGTCTCTGAAAATAAGCCGCTTTCATTTGCTGCCGGGTCGTCCACAACATCACAAGCGGTTAACTTTATTATCTCTGTGAATGGGTCTCCCTCGAGGTCCTCAAATTCTTGCGTTCCTGAGACTACTCTATTCCCGTCTTTATCTATTTTATATTCTCTACCTGGCGTAAATACGATTGACATTCCGAACTGGTCGGGATTGCTGTTTGCCAACTCTAAAACATAAGTATATAAATCCCCACCTGGTGCTTTTTTTGCCACTTCGTCGAGATGCAAGTCTGCGAATGAAATTAATTTCCCATCTCGTTCTTCAGTTTCGAAATTTTTCAAACGACCAACATAAGTACCTAAAGCAGTACTGCTCATATTAGGGTGGCCGAATCTAGCTTTTAAACCATGTCTCCATGTATTCCCTAATCTGGTGACATCTTTAACGAAATCAGCGTCTAAATTAACGCCATGTCCTTTAGCTTCACCCTCAGTATTAACAGCTACTTTTGATATTATGCCCGTTTTAAAATCTACTTTTGGCTTATCCGATGCTATCGTGTATATTGGGGTTGATCTAAACCATTTTGACATACTTTCCTCGTTTATTTGTTAATATATGATATTACTTTGTTTTGCACAAGTATTTTTTTTCCTAATTTGCTTCCAGATATCCCAGCGGGCAAAATCCACATTATGCTTTTCCAGTTCATGTTCTGGGCACAATATTATTCCTTCTTCTAACTGCTTATCTAGCTGAACGTCTATCCTGTTTAGCTCGCTGAGTGTTTCGGTAGTAGTCATTACGCAAATACCAAATCCTTTTCTTCTTCAACTTCATAATCTTCTGTTCGGAAACTATCTGACCCTATTATGCCAAACTTTAGGCCCTTTGAGGAAACTACAATAAACTTAGCTTGTTTTGATTTATTACCGAACTCGTCTCTTTCTGTTATTTGCATCCTTCTTTTAACTATAAAAATATAATTAGAAGGGACCCTAAACTTCCCTAGGATTTTAACTTCTGAATAATCACTCTCAAGTATTAAAGCAATTCTGTTAATCTCCCCCACCTACTGTGGCTATAATTGCGTCTTCTAAATCGTCTAATAAAATTTTAATTTTTCTTCTGTCTTCCTCTGTATAATCCACATCTGCTAATTGTGCTATTAGGGCAGAGCTTTTGGGTGCTATTATTGCCATATTTACCTCTTATTTTTGTTGTTTAGTATTATATCAAGAGAATCTTTGAATCTTTTAAATCTCTCTAATATTATATTATTTTTATGGTCATAACCAATGGAACTTATTTTATTCTCGTTTATATCTTTTTTCATCATCTCTATATTGGTCTCTAATTTAACAATGAAGGACTTCATTAAATCTTTTAACTCTCCAACATTATCATTTTGTTTCTTTTCTAAAACCGCTATGATTTTAAGAGTTCTAGTCTCCTGGGCCACGAGTTCCGTTTTAGTCGAGTAGTTAAAAAAGAGATGCGCCCCTAATAGTATTAACCCTGTAGCTACCGTATAAAGAATTTTCCAATGTAATTTATTTCCTTTTTCGGTTTCATCTTTTATCTCTTTTTTAATCTTATCTTTAAATTTAAGAATCTTATTATCGACAAAACGATTGCAGTCTTCGTTTGGGGTTTTGAGTAAATCTATTAACTCCTTACTGTTCTCGAATTCCAACATATCATTTCCCTTTCTTCCCTAACCATAATTCTAAAATCGGTAATATATTTTTAATACTTTTATTACCATACAGGTAAACGGATACTAATAAAAAATTATAAGATACCATATCGGTGAAATTTTTATTCTCAGGGAATTTAAAATACCCTTTAAGAATACAGAACGCTATTACTAATGTTGATAGCGTCCATATATTCCTAACATATTTCGATATTGTACTATCCATTTTCTTTTATGCCCTCTAATAGAGTAAGTCTGTTTGCTAACTCATTAATCATTTTTAACAATTCGGTGTTTGGATTAACCCGCTTCGTTCCGTCTTCTGAAACTACGCTGATATTACCGTCTTCAGCAATAATTAATTTAGTTTTCCAATCGTCGTACACTTTCTTTTGGAGCTCAATTCCGCCCTCTTCATTATCTTGGAATCTCCAACTGTCTGTTGTATTAGTCCTGTACTTATCTGATAATTTTTTTCCAGTCATTTTTAATCTCCTATAAAGTAAACCAATTTGAACCATTGGAGTACAGCGTAACTGCTCCGTACCCGACATCTATAGTAAAAGTACTTTGCCCGTCTATTGTTTGCGAGTCCTGTGTTCCGATTACGATATTACGAACCGCTGCAAAAGCACTTATATCTTTTATTTTTATTATTCTACCCCTAACTATTTGAGCAGTTGGAAGCGTAATTGTTGAAGTACTTGAAAAAGCTATTGTACTTTCAATTATATAATCCGTAACTAACACATTGTATGTTGTAGTACCAACAGTTGTGACGTTTACGGTTTGCCCCCCTTGAACATCAAGAGTTGTATTTGGGGACGCCGTATTCAAACCCACATATCCCGTTACATTATCTACTGTTATCCGTATATTTGGGGTTGCTGCTGTTCCACCTGTTCCAGTGTCAGAAGTCCACAATTGGAGCAGTCCTGTTCCGTCTTGCCTCCACAGTGAACCATATCCAGTTTGCATATACTCCCACCCAGAACCATTCCACACTATATTATTTCCTGAGTACCCAAGGTGTGCAAACTCTCCAGAAACTTGAAGTTTTGCGTCAGGAGTAGCTATTCCTATACCCACCTTGCCTACAAAAGTATTATCCCCTGCATTTGTAAATGTATTAGCTTGGTCTAAATAAGCAATATTAGATAACGCCCCACCTGTGTTTATATCGATAAATTCCAATGCAGTTTCACCAGAAGCAACCCGTAAATAATTTAATGCCTGACTAGAATATGCGTTGGGGGTATCAGACAACCCGGTAAAAGAAGTAACACCAGCACCACCAGCACCACCCCCTGCGGTAGTATTAGGGATTGCTCCCCTCAAATCTTCTGTGTCATAAAGAGACCATACCCCAGCATTGTCTACAAATGTAAACCTTGCAATCAAAAACCCAACACCTTGAAATTGCTTAGGTATTGAATATACAGAGGAATTAATTGCATCTGATACAGCTTGTTCTGGAAAGTTCTTATTGTATGTGCTTGTTGGCATATTAGCCATTATATGAGATGGTTCATTAGTCTTATTATTAACCCCCCATACAACGACGCTAAAACTAGTATTCAATAACGCATCTCCTGTTGCGTCAGTAGTCACACTACCTAAGTCAATCGTCTCCGTATATGCACCTGCAAAATCATTAACAATATAAATATTGTCGCCAATCGTACCGTCAGCAACAGCACTAGGAATTACTTCAGAAACAATTATATCAAAATCAGGAGCATTATAATTAGTACTTACGATTGTATATAGCCCATCATTCCCCGTTGAATTATTAACACTTAATAACTTGTTATCCGGAAAAATTGAAGTTAAATCCCCGTCATCAGAGAGTATAAATGTTTCGGTTACTTGATCGACCGAGTCTATACTATATTGAGTCATATCAATAATAGGAAATATTTGTTTGTGCATCTGATAAACAACACCAGAAGTGGCTTTTACGTAAACAGCACCGGCGTCGATAGCAACCGAACCTTGAGCACCGCTATCCCACTTGGCGTTATCTTGCCTAATCCGTTCAGTTATATGAGATAGATGTCCCTGCCCTGTGCCAGTGGCCTCAATAGCGTCATTAATGTTTTGATTCCGTAAAGCCCCTTTCTCTTGTACTGTTGCAGCGGTTTGGATAGATACTTGAGCAACTTTAATATGCTCTTCTTCTGGAAAACTTGCAGTACTTACTGTAAGTACTTTTGTAGCGTTAGGTACATAAACATAATTAGTTTGTGGGTTTGAATCAGTACCCGCAGTTAAACTAATAGTCGCTGGCGGAGTTGTGGCCAGCGTAGTAAACCCGTCAGAAAACAACATAGTCATATTGGGGTGACTATCTGCAGGGGTTAAACTTCCAGTAATAATCGACCCATTGCTGGATACCATAAAATCAAAAGACTCTCTAAACACACCATTCCAAAAATTTATAACAGTATCATCTGCTTTTCCAACAGGGCTAATAAGTATCTCACCATTTGTTGCGTCAACCGTTGAAACACCACCTACTAATACCACGTAGTTGGGGAATGCTGGCGGAATATTAGTAAGTCCACCCGGTATAGTAGCGGATACAAATACCGCTCCTTGAAAAAGTGCTGATGTATTGATTCCAGAAACTGGGCCTCGAACTGTAGCAAAGCCGCTACTGTCAGGTAAAAGTGTTTGCGAAAGCATACCAATCCCTATTGATATGTTCTCATGACTATTAGACATAGCATATTCTACATCCGATATGTCACCAGCAAATGAGCCAACCGGCTTTATAACTTTGCCTTTCAATAAAGTATCTAGCGTATTATTATGTACTCGAATTATATCGTTCTGTACAACTTTTGTAGTATCCCCAAATCCAGTCGGGTAACTTAAAGTTGAAAAACCAGTGTCCCAAGTTACTTCTTGCCCATCTTTAAAACCGATACCTTTAATATCAATAATATTATTATCATTAAAATCTACATTCTGTACACTTGTAGTGTCACTTAATATCGCTTTAACCAACGTTTTATTAGTTAACTCCTGTGTTGCAGTTAAACCTACGAGTTGTTCATTGACGGATGCAGCATCATAAGTGGCTTTCTCCATCCCTCCAGCTCCGGCAACACCTTTTTTAGTAGCTGTTTCTAAAGTACTTGTTGATAACGCAGAAGTTGTTAATTGCCAAAAATTACCGCTTTCTTCATCAAAAATAACAGTATTGATGGCTTTTGCTTTGCCAAATGTCGTGGTCGAATCTGGGATATGAAAAACCCCTTCGACTTGTGAATAAACGAAAGTACTCATAAATAGTATAAGTAATATCAAATATTTTTTCATCTTAACCTCTAAAAATTTATGTTGATAGGAATACTTCTTCACTTCCAGATAACGCAGGACTAAAAACTATTGAAGTCGTCCCTCTTCCTGAAATATTTGTTGTTTGAAATACATTGTCTACATAAACATTATTTATGCTAAATGTTTCATTAAAATTAGTTTGTCCGGGGGTTGCAGTAGATATATTAAATTCATACGCCCCGCTCCCCGAACCGTTTTCAACTATTTTTTTTTTTACTATCAAATTTGCTTTGACATTATAAACACCGGTACTTCTATTGAATTTATATTCTATGGTAAACCAATCGGCGAGACCTATCGCCGCATCATCAGAGGTAATTATCTCATTATTCCCGGCCGTTACCTCTCCGAATTCTTGTGTTATCGTGGTTAGAAAACCATCAATACGATTATATAAACTAATTACTATATCTGTTCCCGCTTCCATAGTATTCCCAGTTACAGAGACCACATTGGTTATCTCATCTCGTTGGTCCAAGATAACTTTATTAACCAAATAGTATTGCTCTTGGGTATCAGGGAGACTCAAAGCGTCAAATTCAACTTGTGTTAAATCCAATCTTTGAAAATCTATGGACCCACTACCACTGTTAATTGATTCGCCATCAATTATATGCCCTGTGAAAAAGAGTTTTCTATCCCCTAACGAAACTATATCGTTATCCATGGTTAAACCTCATTTAAATTATTTACTGCCTCTTCACCGAATTCAGCTTGTAGCACCAATAGTGGCCTCATAGCTTCGGCTTTCATTTCATTTTCTCTTTTTAATTTTGTTGTATTTTTTCTAAAATTAGTATTTGATAATTCTCTTGCAACTTTTGTATTTGTTGTCCAAGCTTCATCGACCATTAACTTCTGTCCTTGTGCTTGCTTTTTAATATCTGTGGAGGGTTTGATAGCCCCCATCCAATCTGCATTTACCCAAGCTACAACGGTATAGAATTGTTGTGGGTCCTTCCACGCTTCTAATAACCCCTTAGCTGTAATACGACCAGCTAAAACTTCATTAACTAACCATTCTTCGTATACTGGCTGACATAAAGCTTCTGCAAATCTTTTTCTAGTAGGGTCAAGGTACATTTTGAATTCATTTATGGCTGCTTGAGATGCACTATAATTAGAATTGAACGATAATGTTAATATCTCAGGTGGAATTTGGTTAGCCCACGCAACTGCTTGGATTATAGACCTTTCAAACTCACCAAAAGCTTGGTCTGTTCCTTGATTATTAAATCCTATAGGTTCTTCACCTTGTTGTAAAGTCTCCATTACTAGTCCTGGCATCTGACTTTGAATATCATATGTTCTTGAGCTGCCATCACCATCTGTTACCTCGGCAGTATCTTTTCTAACCGCCCCGCCAGATAGTGGTTTTGTTCCCATCTTATCTTCTGTTTTTTTAATAAACATAGCTAAAATAGAATTTATTACAGCTTTTCTTTGAACTGCATCCCTGTATCTATCAATCTCTTTTAAAGACTGTAATACAAGAGCCAACATCGGTTGCCCTCGAACTGCATCGATTCGCCTATCAGTACCATAAACCATCCAAGATAAACGCCTTCCTGACCTTTCACCAAAGGCCGGTACTCTTTTACTTTCAAGAAATCCAGTAGTGACATGGAATGCGACTTGTCTTCCTTTAGAATCAAGTTCTACCCCGTGTTTAATCTTATGTCCCTTTCGGGGTTCATAACCTAAGGGTGTACGGATTGAACCTCCCGGAATCAATTGTATATTAGGTGTTTTTGTATTTGTTGAAAAATTTAAAATAACTAAAACATCTCCTGCGGCTAAAGATTCCATTCTAACAAGTTCTTGGATCGCCCCAAAAGTCTTAAGTTGTTTATGGTCACAGGCTTTCGAATACTTACCCCACAAGTGAAATCTATCTTCTACATCGTCAGTCCAATCAACAAGAGAATCTTCATTTAGACCTAAAATCTTTTCATATGGTGTGGCTTCTAAAGATAAACCGATATTTATCTCGTTGGTCACGAGTCGTCTTATTATTCCTCTAGCATATAAATTTTCGGTAAATAACTGATCTGATCTTTTTCGTAATTCCCAATAGTCTGGGGTGAAAACTTTAGTATCCCCAAAACCACCATAGAATTTATCCCCATTAAAGTCCACATTAGTTGCTGTCGATCTTGAGAACCGTTCTAGGTCATCGAGGGAGATCATTCTTTTATCTTTTGGTTTTGAAAATAGCCATTTGAAAGGGTTTACCATTGTGGCCTCACTGTAACCGAACCGTTACCATTTAATCGCTGTTGGAAAACATCTAATTGATTATAAAGCCCGTCGAGTACTTTTTGAAGACTCGCTACATTTAGCTTAGTAACTTTTTGTATCGATTGCCCAGTGTCCAAAGAATAACTCTCAGCACCGCCGATTATAATAGCGTTAATAGCTGTATTATATAGTTCAATCTGAGCTTTAATTTTGGTTATCTGAGCTTGTAAATAAGCGTTGTCCATTTGGGCCTCATAATTTAACTATCAAATATAACCGCTACCTGTATAAATGTCAAGTGTAAAATAAAGAATTATTTTCACAAAGCTCCCAAAAAGCGGTCCAGTTAACCGACTCTTCTTCCAACTGGTTTAAACATACATCCCAGGCGATTAACTCAAGGGCTGCATTATTATAAACCAGTAAATCCCAAAGTTCATTTTTTGCACCGTTTGGTCTATGCCATTCGAAACCGAGACGCTTTCCAGTTTTCTTTTCAATTTTTTCCCTTTTCTGCTCAACTGTAAGCTCCTTTAATTGTTTATCAGTTGCATCTACTGGAGCGTTAAAATGGCCCCTTGGTTGTTCTCCTTCGCCATCCCAGTTTCTACGGAGTGCAGCTGCCCATCTATCCTTGTAGATATCCACAGTGATTCCGTAAGCGGTTGTTCCTAGTTTTGTCGTGAAAGGGCTAAATTCTCTGAAAGTTGCATTCTTAGGTGGAAGCTCTCGACCTTTAATTGGGTACACCCCCCTGTCGTACATACCGCAGAAACTGTAAACTTGTTCGGGTCTATATCCAGAATCCACAAGGGTTATTTCAAGTTTATAAATCCTCCCATCATCAGCAATATACTCTTTCGCTTCAACTAGTTTAGATAATTCACCCCAAGTTCCAGGATCGTCTAATTGTTCTGTGTCTCCTTCGAATGTAAAATAATCAATCAGAAATGAACGATTCTCAACAGTCCATCCGAAAACAGCAACTTTTAAATTATCTTTGTGGACATCTACCGCACAGGTTAATAACATAATATGCTTTTTAGCGTGTTTAACGGCGAAACTGTTCGGGATGTTACCATAAGCGTATTCTTGTCTTCTATGGGCCGAGACAATAGCGAAACGAAGTCTGTCTCCCCTAATTTCGAAAGTTTCCCCCAAAATATTATTATAAAATTCCTGTAATAACCCTAAATCTTTTGGTCTCGAAGCTTTGGTGTCCCACGCTGACAGATAATCTAGTACCGCCGCTTCCCATGTGAACATAGAAGCCGGTGAATATAAACCGTTTAGGTGGTACGAGCGAACACCTGGACTTTTTGGTTTAGCTGTTGGGACCCATTTACCCCTGTTAAACATCCAAGTTTTATCAGAATTGATATGTTTGTGTCCACAAAACTTACATACATATCGGACACTGTCGGGTTTTAGCGTTACCCCGTCGTCCATATAGTTCCAAATCAAACCCCACAGATCTCCTGTGTCTTCATGCACTCCAGTAAATCGTAATTTTTGATGTTTTCCACACGCTTTACAGGGGACCTCATAGTATCTTTGGTCGCCTTCTTTGAAATGCCTCTCGATTCTGGATTGTCCTTTAATCAGCGGCGTTGATAGCCTGAGTACCTTCCTCGTTTGGTGGTATGCTTTAGTTCTTGCTTCGGCAAGCTTTCCGGGGTCTCCATCCCTACCAACATTGTCGGGATATCCGTCTGGTTCATCTTGCAACAAGTATTGAATTGATATGGATCGTAATTTAGCGGCATTTTTTGCCCCTAGGGGAATTAAAAACCCCCCTCCGAGCCATTCGATTTTTGAATTAGTTTTTCCGGTCTTTCGATTATTATTTTCATCAGATGAACGGATTAACTCACTTAGTCCTGATTGTTGAATCATTGGGGTAATATAGGATTCCATTCTCAACTTGGCTAACTCGGCATCTGCTGTCATCATCATCATTGGTGCTGATTTTACATGGGCCATTACATAACCGATGGTGTTCTCTAACACCCCCACAGTCGCCCCGATTTGGGCCCCTTTTTGCAAAGTTACTTCTCTGACTGATGAGCGTATATCCATGCAATCGGCAATCTCTCTCAGAGCCGGTGCAACTTCGTAATTATAATAACCTGGTAATGGAGTAACACTTGCCGGCAAATATCTATTTTCCTCCGCCCAAGAACTCGGGGTTACAGAAACCACATGATCGGTTAAAGCATCAAATTTTTCACCAAGCCATTTTAAACATTCTTTTTCAAACATTTTTTAACGCCTTCTTTGATTTTTCTTTAATACTTTTTATTTGATTGGAAATTATCTGCTGAACCATTAATTCAATTTCTTCTTTAGTCTCACCGGCTTCAACCGCTTCAATAACTCTGGCCGCTATAGTTCTCGGGGAGTCATTTAACAATCTTATATTTGATGTTTCGATATACCCGAACACATGAGTTTCTACAAATTTTCTAGGAATTAAATCTTTTTGTGTAGCGGCATTCTTCAATCGCTTTTCGTGGATATCTTCAATTGCTTTAACCGCTTTGAGCCAATCCACGAAGCGGGTATCTGTTCCAAATTTTTTAATAAGTTCGGAAAGTGTCATTTTGTCCGCTAGGTCTCGAATATCGTCGGGCAAGTTGGACAAATCCACAGAATTAGTTTCTACCGGCTTCGTAGCAGCTTCGGGTTTCTTCTCTAGTTCTTGGAGGGCTTTGTGCTTCGCTAAAAATGCGACAGCGGCTTCGTGGGTGGATTCTATTTTTTTTCCAATCATTGCCGGCTTGAGATGTTTCTTGCAAGCACTCTGCACGGTGGAAGTGGCTACGTTTCCGAGGCGGCTAAAGGCCGCTTTAGTAATTATCATTATTTTCCCTATTTATGTCTCAATCGCATTCGTGCCTAGAGCTCAGATTTTGCGAGAGGGGTGACCTAC